CTAGTGCTTGACGCACATCAGAGGATCGCCAATCTTAACCAGTGGACGACCACCAATCAGTGTTCCAGACTCGCCAATCAGATCGATGCGCTCATACTGATCTGCATTAACAACGGTAACAACTACAACGTTCTCATATCCTGCTTCTTCAATAGCAGCAGCATCAAATGAAATCAGTGGAGTACCGGCCTTGACCTCATCGTTAGCGTGAACGTAGCGGGTAAAGCCCTTACCGTTCATCTCGATGGTACCAACACCAATGTGAATCAAAATCTCAATACCAGTATCAGTGGTAAGGCCAATTGAGTGATTGGTTACGTTAGTTGCAGTAACGCGAGCATTGCAAGGAGCATAGACGCAATCAAGACCAACGGGCAAAATGCCATAGCCCTGGCCAAAGAGACCGCTTGAGATTACCTCATCGTGAACCTCTTGTACGCTTACCAGAACACCAGAAACTGGTGCATAGATAGTGTCTTCCCTGGTAGCAAATGTAGCCTTCTGAGGCTGCTCTGCTCCGTTAGAAGGAACAAACACATTTTTAACCTTTGACCAAAGACCCATAATGCCTCCTTGAGTATGTGCTCTGCACAGATACCATCTGACATAACGTTTCTATTTTATCAGTTTAATATCTACATTGTTTATATGCGTATTAAGTGCAGTTTTGTTGGCGATAAGGTTCAGAAGATACGCGTAAAAAAGCTATTTGGGACGCGCTTGGGACGCAAAAATACCCCTCCCAGCACTTAGCCAGGAGGGGTAAATATTACTTAATGCCGGCGATGTATCCATCGTCATTCGTGGTGACTGTGATGTCGCCTGTGAGAAGCTTACCTTCCTTATCGAATGCGCAGATGTTGTCTGCTCCAACCTCGAAAAGGCAACCTTCAACTCGTGAGCCGTCGGAGCGTAAATAGAACCAGTCATCGTCGAGTTTGAGCCAGCCTGTGACCATGCGGCCTGTCTCGTCAAGGTAATAACGCTTACCGTCGCGCTCCTGCCAGCCTGTGGCCATGCGGCCGTCAGAGCCTAGCAAGTACCAGCTTCCGTTGTACTCTAGCCAGTCACCCGATTCAAGTGCGCCAGTCTCGCCGAAGTGCCACCAATACTTCTCAGAGCCTTCCCAAGAAGCGTGAACCCAGCCGGTGAGCATCCAGCCTTTCTCGTTGAAGTAGTACCACTTATCGCCGACCTTATACCAGCCGATGGCGTACTCGCTCGATGACTCGCCCGTCTGGTACCACCATGAACCTTTGCCGTCGGTATGCCAGCCAACTTCAGAAGTTGTACGGGTGCCGGTCATGACCTCATACCAGTAGCACACACGCTCCATATAGTGAGTATTCTGAGAGCCGGCAAGCTCGCCAGGGCAAGCGGTTGCCACGATCTGTTTGTGTGGTCGAACGTTGCCGCCCCATCGCGGGTATCCAAGTCCGTACTTGATCAAGAGAGCAGCCACAAGATGCGCACCACTCTCTAGGGTTGCTTCGGAGACTGTCCAGGGCGATGTAGAGTTGTTCGCATGCTCAATGCTGATACTCTCGCAGTTAGCGACCCAGCGACCACACGCCCAAGCGGTATTGCTCTCTAGTACGTGCTGGGTGATAGTACCTTCGCCATCCACAGAATAGTGCGCAGATTGTGCCTGCATCCTGTCCCACATGGCTGTGATGGCTGCACCGTCTAAGCCTGTGGCAGCTTCGTGGTGAACCACAATATACTGCACGGAATGACCGTCTCGCCCAGCTGAATATGCCGACGTTGGAATATACGCGTCTGCGGTAATCTGTCCGGAAAAGTCAGCCATTAGTGTGTCTCCTCGTCTAAAGGGCTCGCGCTTGGTTTGTCGTAGGTCATTGCACGTGCAGAATCGCCAATGCCCTTTGTGGTTGGGTCAACCGTGACGCCAATAGCGCCCAGCACCGCCACAACGACTGTGCCAATCAGGTATGGATTGCTGATGAACTTAACGAATATATCAGCCAGGCTGCCCCAAGTGGTCAAATCGGAGTAAGCCAGTCCGAGGTAAGCAAGGACAGGACTCATGACGATTCCGAACATTCCCAGCCACCATGCGGGATTATGAAGACGTACTTTCCAGTTAATCATGTTGTTGCTCCTTAAACGATTTTCAGTTTCCAATAATTACCTAATGGGTATGCGCCTGTTCCAGGCGTTCCAGCCGTCCCGCCTGATTGCGGGTCACATCCTCAACCACAGCAAGACGGGTATCGTGAACAGAGAGGGTGTCGCGAATATTCGTAATAGTCTCGTCAGTGCGCGCCATGTACGCCGTGAAGGCTTTTTGAGTGTCATCCAAGTCAATCTTGAGTTGCTTCACGCCTTCCTCAATGCGCACGAGGCGCATGGCATCTTCCTGGCTTGCTCGGTTCATCGCTTTGGCACCGTTGATGAGCGTCAAGACCATTCCAAGAAACGACACCGCAGCGACAATCTGTTCAAACGTTAATGGATTCATACCGTCACCTCCTACTCAAGACTCTTCGGAATGAGAGGAACGATGCCTGAACAATAGCCACTGTCTGAGTTGTAGATATACACGTGACCATCACCGCCGCCAGCTGCGCCTAGCCAGATTTTGGCGGTGTTGTTACCCTGCTGTACGGCTAGCGGGTGGTAGCCTGGATATTTAGGCAGTAGTTCATCAGGCAACTGCTTTGTTGTTGTATATGACGGGTAACCGCCCGCCATGAAACAATCAAGGTACATTACACCGCCACGAACGCAATACCTTACACGTACCCACTGATTATTAACTAGGTCAGTCCAGGGGACAAACTTCATCATCTTGATGAGGTTGGTATATTTAATAGATTCTTTTTTTGCGCGATTGTCAGTAGAGAGCATTAGAGTCGAATCCGTTAAGCCAACTTCAGCAAAATGCATCCCGTCAGAATTAGAAATCTTTGCAGCAATTGCTTGCGAGTCGCTCATCAAATAACCCGTTGGCTTCAAAAGAATATTATCCGTCATTAAAGCCGTAGCTCTGTCACCTCTGTTATCCTGGTAGCCAGCCACAATGTTAAGAGCGTTATCGCCTAGGCTGATTATGTTACTCTCGAAACTGGCTATCTGACTCTCGCCATCGAAGATGCCCATTCTGTCACTTTTTACCGTGATATGACCTGCTTTTTTATCTCCTACATGTGCGCCGTCCGCGTCATGCGAGAAAACGTTTGTCATATCTTCGACTGCTGCCTTCACCTCTTCTGCCTTGTTGTTTGCTTCTGTCGCCATGGTCTTTGCCTCCTTTGCTGCTGTTGTTGCGTTCTTTGCGTCTGTGGCTACATGGCTCACTTCCTCCGCTGCCTTCTCAGCTTTAGCTGCAACAGTCTCGACTTTCTCCGCCGCTGCTGTTGCCGTGGTTGCTACGTCAGCAATCTTCTCTGTGGCTGCGTCCGCCTTCTTCTCAACCGCTACCGCTTTCTCCTCGACGGCCGCAACTTTGACCGTAGTCTTGTGGGTGTCTTCTACCGTTTTGCGCGTGGTCGATGCGAGAGCGGTCAGACGCTTCTCCGTGGCTTCCTGCGTGCGTTCCTGGGATGTTGTGCCGCTCTTGGTCAGCGTACCTTCGATTGCGCCAAAGCTGTATCGCGTGGCCTTTGGGTCCACAAGGTTAATCGTTCGACCAACACAGAGCATCATGCGGTCGATGCCGTGCGGTTCGCTTGTAACCTGGACGCGTTGCAAGTAGTCAATCTGTTGGACGGACGGGTCTGCGTAGTGTAAATCCGTGGCGCTTACGGTGATGGAATCAGAGAGCTTGCCCGCTGCAAGGTCGGCCACTGCTTTGTCCGCGAGTGCCTGTGGTTGGCTCAGATGGTCGTACTCCATCAACTTCTCAATAACGCCGTAGCGCTCAGCCATTGCGGTATCAACAACCGCGTCGCCTTGGATGTCATAACCACCGCCAACATAGGCGTGCTCGTCGTCGATGGTTACGTCCTTCTCGTCTTCACCTTCGCCGGTCTTACCAACAGGAACAATAGCGGTGTAGATATCTTTACCATCCGCGCCGGTGTTTAGATCCAGAAGGTTCTGGCCAAGCTCTACAGGCTGAGCAGCTTCGCTTGAACCGTCCGCGTTCAACCAGTCGAGGTAGTTATCCTCGCCCACATAGCGAACGCGGAAATAACCGCCGCAGAGCTTTGTGAGCTTCTCGCGCATCTCCTTCAGTGTGGTCGGACGTGTGCCGGTGCCACGCTGAAGCGCGCCGAAGTTAACGCCAGCGTTAATGCCTACCTTGAACTTCTCGCATCGGTTAGACACGCGCAGGTTGTGTTGCTCGATGAACCACTCGAACAGCTCGCCAGCCTTGGCGGGGGCGTTAATCTCACAGTCAATCTCGTCGGTGTCGTATGTCTTATATGGGCGGACGGTGGTGTCATTGAGGTACGCCATCGCGCCCTCGCAGGTAACATCAATAGATCCGTTCATGGACATCGACACCTTACGGATTCGACCACGGAAAAGAATCTTCTGCGTCTCGTGTTCCGTGAGCTCAATCTCGCGCTCGGTGTTCATGACCGATTCACGATTAAACGCGCGCCAGAGTGGGTGTGTTGGCTGCACGGTAAAAGAAAGAGTCGGAGATTGCCCCGACTCTTCTACAAGCTTACCGGCTGAAATCTGCACGCCTTCCTCACGCGGATCATGAATGACGTTTCCCGCATAAGTCAGCACATACATTTAAGCCACCCTCTCCCACATATACACAGCACGATATGGTGGCATGTTGTTATGTGGCTGACCGCCGCCTACCGCATCAACTTGGAAGCGGTAATTGGTGTAGGTGTCCGCCGAGCGTGCAGTCCACTGTGTGCCGCCGCCGTTATCCGTGCCATAGTGCATGCTCGTGTCATGGCTATGGCTTGGCATTTCGTTGATAGTCAGCGTGTGAGTGTCCTCGCCGCCCGTTGAGCCAGCGGGGAACTTCTGCGACTGAGCCAGGAGGAACACGCCGTTCAAAGCCTGCCATGTGCCACCCAAAAACGTTGCGGGGTCAGTTGGCTTGGTGCTTTGGTAGATTGCGCCTACTGGGAACATTGCATCCAGCAGGTCGAAGTTCTTAGCTAAGTCCTTGATAGTCTGAACAGTCTCGTCTGTGACGTCAGGCTTCGTGAGACCCAGCCTTGGAGTCTTTGTGCTCATTAAATGTCCTTCCAATCGAAGTCGAGCATAACTGTTGTGTTGTTGTGCGTCTCTGCGTCATCGACGTACGCATGCTCGCGCCATGTTCCGCGCATGTCCTGCCACTTCTTACCGGCTAGGCTGGACCATGTCAGACCCTTGAGCCTGTTCTTTCCAGCGCGGCCAATGTATGCCAGGCTTGTGCCGTCAAGCTGCTCCCAGGTAAGTCCCGCATAATCGTGCCAGATGGCCGTTCCGTAGTCCGGCGTAGTGTTCACGGTTACGCGGTTCTTTCCGTTGTGCAGTTCTAGGTCGCGGTTTATCCACACACCTGGCTGAAGGTCAACGGTTCGACCGTTGATATTGACCAGTGCACGCGTTTGGCATGTGATGGTCGGAACCACCGCATGCGCGGGGCCGTCGATGATGTAGGTCTTACCAAGTTCACCGTCAAGCTCGTAGTGCATGACGCCGCGCGACTTGTATGGATCTGCAGTGATCGTGAGCTTAATGGCCGCCGTCTCGTCGTAGAGCGTCTGAGAGGTTACCTCAAAGCGTCCTGTGTAGGTATAACCCTCGTCCCAGGACAACGTGAACTCTAGGCGCCTACCGTGGAGCATGTTACGCAGTGCGGTCAGCGTCGTCTCAACGCTTGCCCAGTCGTGCGTGTCGAGCGGTGAGAGTGTGATGGTGATTGTTCGCTTGTCGAACACCGGAGCGCCTGTCAGCCACTCAGACAAGTCCAGCACTCCATCGCGTCCAGGGATAGACACCGTAGACGTTCTAGTGGCTGGCGGCTTGTCTGTGTAGTTTGTGACCGCTAGGTGGTAGGTGGCGCAAAGCGGCACTCCATCAACCACAACCTCGTACGTGTCTGTTAGTTCCGTCATCTGTTTGCCACCACCTTATATTCTCCGAGGTTCGAGTCCACATACGGCGAGACGATTGAACCGACCGTCTGGCCATCCATCACAACACGCATATTGCGCACATCTTCACGCAGTCCAGCAATCTCGCTAATCAGTTCGTCGTCACTCTTAGAGTTGTTCACAGCGTCGCTGATGTAGCCTGTGAGCGTGCTGATTGGTGCGACTGCTTCGGGTCCTGCTTCTCCGCCAATCATGGCTTTGTTCCCGTTCATGCCGAACATGGTCGGGTTCATCAGAACACCGCCGTCGGCGTACCACTCAATGCCCAAGCTTGGCACTGATGGTGGCGCGAGCGAGAATGTGCCGGAGATGCTGAAGTGTGGAAGCTTAATCTTTGGGAACTCAAGATGTAGTCCACGGAAGAATCCGCCGATTGCATCTAGTGCTCCGGAGACGGTGTTCTTGGCGTCGCCCATGACGTTGCCAATCGTGCTCGAGATACCGTGGAAGACGTTGCCCACTGTGGTCGAGATACCGTTAAACACTGCCTGGAATGTTCCAGAGATTCCGTTGATAATGCCGGACAGAGCAGACGAGAGACCGTTCACGATGCTCGTGACGGTCGTGCTCATGCCCTGGAACACTGTCTGCGCGCCATTGGCGGCCATCTGCCAGTTGCCTGTAAAGATGCCAACAAACACGCCAATGACCGTCTGAATCACGCCGACCGTGGTCTGAATAATGCCGGAGATTGTTCCCATAACCGCCATAACGATTCCGCCAACAACCTCAAACGCTGCACCAAATACCACGGACACGATTGTGGCCACTGTAGTGAAAGCCACGCCCAAGTTCTGCAGCACCGTGTCAACAAGTGGCTGAGCCGCTGCAGCGAACTGAGAAATGGCGTCTCGTGCTGTTTCAATGTATGGCGATAGAGTCTCAAACGCTCCGCCGACAGCTTCACCGAACCCGCTGAATGCTTCAACGATAAGACCCGCGCCTGTGCTTAGTCCGTCAAGTGCAGGCTGCAGGATACTCATAACGAAGTCGGCCACCGGCTGCATGGACTGAAGCCACGCATCAAATCCACCACCAGTAGACAGCCCTGTGATTGCATCCGCCAGTTGCTTAATTAGATCCGCTGCGCCATTGACGACGACCGCAAACGCTCCGCCGAGTACTTCAACGATTGAGTTGAGCACTGGAACGATAGCATCTATTGCCGCGCCGAAGATTGGCCCTAGAGCGTTACCAAGCTCACCAAGTGCGCTCATAAGATTGCCGAGCGCTTCTTGTAGTGGTGGAGACACCGCAACCAAGCCAGCGAACGCAGCGATGGCGATTCCAACGGGACCACCTAGCGCGCCAAGCAAGCCGGACAGAGGGCCAAGCATACCGCCAAGCACTGGGATATTGGCGATAACCGGAGCAAGGCCACTGAGAGCCATAGCACCAAACGCCGCGGCGATAGGAGCCACGAACGTCGGAATATTGCCGAGCTGCTTGCCCATGGCGTCGATAGCCGGTGCCGCTTGCTTGAACGCATCAACCAGTACCTGAATGGCCTGCGTGAAGATTGGAGCGGTCAGACGCGACAGAGCGGCTCGAACGTTAGCGAATGAGCCAGCCAGTGTATTACCAGATGACAGAGCCGCTTCACCTAGACCGATGCGCATGGCTTCCGAGAATGTATGGAAGTCAATCTGACCCTTGGAGACCATCTCGGAGACTTCCTTGGACGTCTTGCCAAGGTATTCACCCAGAAGCTGCAGAACCGGCACGCCAGAGCTTGAAAGCTGCAGCATGTCGTCGCCCATCAGCTTGCCACGCGATGCGACGGAGCTGAAGATGACGCCGACATCATTGAACGCTCGACCAGACGCCGCCGCAACATTCGCGACGGACTTCAGCGTGTTGGTCATATCTTCGCCGGACTTAATGCCAGCTGCAGAAAGCGTCGCCGCTGCCGTTGCTGCATCGCCTAGGCCAAACGCCGTGCCACGGACTGACTGCGTAGCCGAGTCCATAATGGACTCGATGTCCTGGGCGTCATGGCCAAAGCCGGCGAGCTTCTTCCGTGCGTTGTCAATGTTCAGCGCGCGGTCGATGCCGCCCTGGATGGCCATACCAGCAACCGCGGCGATTCCTGCCTGGCCTACGCCAATCAGCGAGCTTGTGATTTGCTGGGTGTTAGTGCGTACGGCGTTCCAGGCGTTGCTCAGTCCGTTTCTCGCGCTTGTCGCGATACCACTGAAGATGTTCTGAGCGCGCGACCTCAGCTCGGCAAACGATGATTGCACGCTGCCGGATGCGTCGCCCATGCTGTGATCCATAGAGCGCGAAACTTCTTGCGCTTTGTTCTGGATCTGACTAAGTGAAGACTGCGCCTTATTTACGCCGTCAATAAATCCGTCGGCGTTAACGGTGAACTTTGCGGAGAGTGTATAGTCACTTGCCATATATACCTCCTCTCATGTTTATTTCTGTTGATTCGATAGAGCCTTCTCAAGCGCGACCATTTTGTCGCGCGCTTCTTTCGCGCTCATGGTCTTTCTGTCAGGCTTGTTTGCTTCAACCCACAAAAGCTCAGGCTCCTCGCTTTTCTTCTTGTAACCATTGGCGAGCGCGTTCGCGATTGCTTCGTTGAGAAGCATCTGGTCAGACGCAACACGGTCATGCTCGGCCACTTGAAGAAGGGCAATCTGAGCCGCTGTGAGCCTGTCAAACTCGTCCGGCGTCCATCCAAAGCGAACAGCCGCCCACGCCCACATTGCGTCACGCTCGTAGCCTGTCAGCGGCTTCTGTGGCGCTTCTTGTGGTTGGTTGGCTTGTTGTTTGCTCGTGGACGGTCTGACCCAGCGCGGGCTCACCAGATCTACTGGAATAAAAAACCGCAGTCCTTCATGAGCGCGCCGCTTACAGCTTCAAGCGTCTGAGCGTAGCCGTGCTCCTGCAGGTACTTTCCAGCAAGCTCGATGGCCTGTGTTGGGTTAACCCATGCACTCTGGCCACTCTCACGGATGCCATAGGCAAAGAGGGTCTTAGTCTCGCGCAGGGTTGGCTGAGCAGTGAATACGGAAATAATGCTCTTGTTGCCAATCGCACTCTCGGCCATCTCCACACGCTTCTCCGCGTAGAGAAGCTCGTATGTAGTACCGTCAACCTCGAAGGTGAAAACTGCCATTTCTTACTCCTTAACTAATAAAAAAGGGGCAGCCGAAGCTACCCCGTGATTGCGTTTGTGGACGCCTATCGTCCTGTTGGCTTGGTGATTGCCTTAGCCTTTGCGGCTGCGTCAATATCAAACCACGTCCACTTGCCTGTACCTGTGAGAGATACAGACGCGGTGCGTACATCGTCGGTTGGAGAATCTGCCTCGTACTTGGTAACGATGACAGCGCCGCCGCCGATTGGCGTGAAGTCGGTGTTGTCCAGAAACTCCTTGACACACAGAATGGTGCCGTCGGCGAGTGCTTGACGGAACAGTTTATCGCTCTCAGCGTCCTTGACGGCCACCGTATCAACGGAAACCTCGAAGGAACGGGTAGATGCGCGATTGACCTTCCAAGCGCCGCGAGAAGACTTCGTGGAGACGCTCGTAGTATCAGCGGAAAGCGATACCTTGTGAGACTTCTCGCCGGCGATTGCGAGGAGCTTAGAACCGTCAGCGCTGAATACGCCAAGCAGGACCTCTGCGCCGTTTACAGCGTTCACGCCGCCGGCGGAAACGTCACAATATGCACCACTATCAAATGCAGTTGAATCTGGCATAGTAATGCCCCTTTCTACTTAATAATCAGACCATAGGAGACGACCACCTCGAACGGCACAACCGCGTGCCATTCTCCCGTTTCGTCTCGCTTGATTGTGTTTAGACCGTTATCCGTTTGACGGATGACCTGGAACGGACAAGCCAAACTAATAGGCTGGCTCATGGCTTCTTCTAGAGCCGTCACCATCTTGAATATCTCCTCGCGCGTCCTGGACGGCTTGGAGATTGCGTGCAGCTCAATGGTGTAGACGTCCAGCCACATTGTTTTTGTTTTGTCCGGACGAACTGAGAGTGCGCCGACGGAATAAAGAGGAGAGGGTTCTTTATTCGCGTCGGTCACACATTTAACGCCCGTGCCTTCTTTGACACGTGCCACAACCGCCGCGACAAAGTCGTCAAGCGGGAGTCGCTTTAGTGCTTGCCTCATAAGCCCTTACTCCTTAGATACTCACCGCACCGCTTCTTCAGAACAGCGCGCGCCGCCTTGATCTCCGTAGCGAAGAAGTGCTGGCCTTCCACGAATGGTGCCTTTAGGCGCTTGCCAAGCTTCGGAACGTACTGGCCAACGTTTTGCCTATGGCCATACTCAACGTGTGGCGCGTATTCTCCCGTGTAGCCAATCTCTCCTTCGCCACCTTTGACGCTTTGACGAATGGATCCAATCAACTCGCCCGTGTCTCTCGGTGTGGTTGCGCGTAGGTCTTCGGCTATCTCATTCACGGTGCGCTTCATAACAATTTCAGGCTTGATGTTTGCAAGCTCCTTCAGTGCATCGCCAAGTCCGCCATCGTCAAACTGCAGGCGAACACTAGGCATACGCATCACCCTTTAGCTTCTTCAGCGACAGAACGCGGCGGCGTCCGAAGTCACTCACATGGATGACCTCGAAGACGTCGCCAGCGTCAATCACGGGAAAGCGTACAAGAGACGCACGAAGAGCAAGCTCGGCGGGAACTGTCGTGATAAGCGTCAAGTCACACGCCGCGTAGTCGTTGCCTTCGTTTGCCGTCTCTACAAGCGATGCGGGGCATACCCTCGCCCGGGTGGTTGTAAGCACCCGGCGCGAGAGCACGCGATTGCCTAACTTGTCGCGCGCGTCGGTGTCCGCAAGCTCAATCAACTCGCACATCCGCCACTTCATACGAACCTCACCTTTGGAAACTGCAGAGCAGAGGTAGTGTCCGCTCTAGCAATCTCGGCCAAGGCGGAAAGCTCCGCAGCGTACTCCGCGAGAAGGTCGTCCACAAACTGAAGGGACAGAGTTCCTTCCTGTCCCTCCGCCTCCTGTGTAATGCCTTCATCGAATCGGCGATTCACCGCCTTGACGGTTGCATCGACCACAAGGGACTCGGCTGTGGTGGGTAGCGTGGACACGCCAACGCGCAAACAGATGCGGTCTGTGAGCGTATGCGTGACCTCTTCCAGCCACTTATCGCTCGGCTTATCCTCGACCGCTTCGAGTCGTGTCTTGACACGATCTAATACGCTCATACGCTCACCTCCTTACTCGTGGATTAGACGGTTGCCTTAATCTCAGCCTTAACAACGCCGTCGGTAATCTCTGGGAAGATCTTGACGCCAGACATAACCAAGGTGTCGCAGGTTGCGTTATTGGTGTTGATATTGTGGGTGATACCAACGAAGCCGGTAGCGTCAGAGGTCAAACCGAAGGTGGAAGCAAGGTCAGAACCATTTGCTGGGATATATGCCAGGTTGAGGTTCATAGCTGCAGTACCAAAGAGAGTACCTGCCCTAACCGCGGAAGAGGTGATTGCGGTACCCAGGCCAAGGAAGTCCTTGAGGTAGGTGATGCCTGCGGCGTTCTGGGTGGTTACGGTTGCGGTGCCGAGGTAGTCAGCCACATCGAGAGGATTGACGAAGAAGACGAATGGGTTGGCTGCGTCAGTATCGAATCCGTCATAACCCTCGAACTTAGTGGTAAGGGTTGCCCAGAGGTTGGCCATAGCTGCCTGAAGGGTCTTGCCCTGCTTAGCCGCAGCTGTAGTGGTGGAGACGCTTGCAATCAGGTCGTTTCTGATGCCGCTCTGAATGGTGCCAATAAGCTGAGCGTCGGCTTCGTTGATTGCACGATCGCGTCCGCGAAGCTGGATAGCTTCGGCGGAGGTTACACGGCGATACTTTTTAAGAGGAAGCTCGATGGTCTGGTCAAGCTGACGCTTGATGTTAGACGCTGGAATGGTGTCACCCTCAGCAACTACGCCATTCTTAACGTCCTTCACGAACTTGTAGGTCTTGATGGTGCCGCCCTGTGGTACTGGGATAAGGTTGGTAATACCGAGAGCCTTCTGAAGCTCCTGGATGCCCTGGGAGAATCGGTTGACGTAATCAATAGAAATCTCAGGAGCGATGTCGGTCTTTACGGTAAGTCCTGTTTCTGCTGGCATAATGTGCCGCCTTTCTTTGTGTTAAATAAACAATCCAATGTTGTCGCGGATAGCTGCTTGGCGAGCGATTGGGTCTTTGATGGCCAAGATCTCTTCTTTGGTCATCGTCTTAGTGGCCACACCCGCCGCAGGAGCTTTGCCCGCGAGCTGTTTCTTCACGGCATCTTCTACGGCCGCCGTGAAAGCCGTTGAGAAAGCGTCAACGGACGCCTTTGTTTCCTCTGCAGTCTCACCCACTAAACGCGCGAGAATGTCATCACTGACCGTGATACCTTGCTCAGAGAGTTGACGACGAGACTCAGCCACCATCGCGTTTACGGTGTCGCGACGCTTGTACTCGTCAAGCTCCTTCTGAACCTTGTCACGTTCGTACTCTGCTTTTTGCTGAGCGTTCATCTCGGCCAGCTTTGCAGCTTCCTCAACCTTTGCGGCTTGCTGCTTTTCCCACTTCGCGAGACGCTTGGAGACAATCTCGTCAACATCAGCGTCCGTGTACTTTGGCTGCTGCTTGTTGTCCTGCTTTGGCTCGGTCTGTGTGGTGGCCGCGTCCTTGTTAGCGCCCTCGCCATCCACTACAGGAGTTTGAGCTTGCTTAGTCTCCTCTGTGGTCTCTGTGGTTGTTGCTGCGTTTGTTTCTGCACCCATTGTTTTTCTCCTAATCCCCGGCGCTCCAAGGCGCGTCGGCGTGCCTTTTCTCCTTAGCTTTTAGCGACATCAAAGCTTGGTCGATGCATTAAAAAAGCGACCGTCTAGTCGCTTTCAATACACAGTTCAACAATTTTCTCTAGTACCTCGTCTGTGGGACATCCTCGGCAACGCATGAGCTCGCGCTCCCCTGCGTCCACAACGCACACCGTCGGAAGGTGAGTGATGCTCTTCGCGTCCTTGGACCTTGGTGAGCAGTCAACGTCAATAATCTCGTACTCGATATCTTCTTCAGATAAAGCCGGCACTATCCTCTTGATAGTCCCGCGGCAGATGCTGCACCACTCGGCCATATAGATCACTACTCGCGCCATATTCTCACCTCCTTGGCGAGGTAATAAAAAAGCCACCCGGAGGTGGCTCGTGAAAGCTAGTTGGTTGATGAAGGTTAAACTTCAGCTGTCAATCGTTTCCAATTCTCATAATCTTCTGGCAAAAGGTACTCCTCCATCGGAGCGCTTCCGGCCATTTGCTTTACATGTTCGATTGGATGTTTTCCTTCGACTGCCATCATGTAAAACCTAACGCAATACATTTTGTCTTGGTCCGCGTCAAGCTGGCGAGGATTCTCGTACTTTTTCAAGATGTCTAAAACAGCATTCATGCCATTCACCTTTTCAAATTACTTTACATAGTAATTATACCCATATCGCTGAGCATTTTCCATTAACCATTTATGCTGAAACTCTCTAAGCATCTTCTCGGCTTCAGTTGTATCTGCATCATAGAACGGTATGCCAAGAGCTTGATAGTGCTCCAACCAATAAGAATAAGAGACTCTATCCCATGTGGTTTGTATAAACAGCCTATAATCTTCCACTAATTCACGGCCGAGCTCAATATTTGTTTTGTGAGTACGTTCGAGAACAAATTGCCTTTTTTCTCCTTGCGTTTCTCTTGCCGTGTTTGACTTTAGTCCATATTCAACTAAAACATTGATATCTTCAACGCTAAGCGTACCGCCGACACGTGTCGTGTGAGTGTGAACTAAAGCAACATTGTGCAGAGATGTTTGACCAGAATCAGATAGGAGTTTTATTAAATCTTCTTTTGGCGGCATGACTACATTGTTTACAGTTCCAGTACCGCTCCATATCTCCCTACCGTCAAATATAAACGATGCATCTTCCGGTTCACCAAAAATACGAGAGCGACGGCCAGCGGATACTTTATAAACCGTTTCCTTCTCTGCAATTTTCTCCGCCTGCCTTTGGCCAAGCTCCTCCTGCTTTTGTTGCCATGCGTCCCAATCGTCCACAGCGGGGGCAATCTGGCATCTGCAGTATGGATGGAGCGGCGGGAAGTTCACGCCCACCTGCATATCCTCGAACCTAAACGTAGATCCATTCACGCCTTCACACTCTTCGCAGGCGCGCTCGTCGTGCACCACCTCGATGGTGTAAGAATCAAAGCCTTCACGCTTCAACTCCTCAACCTGCGCCATGCGTGAGACGTAGGTTCCCTCGGTGTAGACCAGGCGCATGAGCGATGATTGCGGAACGTCCACAAAACGCTTCTCAAGAGCCTTCGCGATACGCTGGTACGAATCACCGCGCGCGAGTGCCTTCGACATATCCTGCGCGACGTATGACGCGAGGGTCTCCGTGTTGTCCCAGATGCGCTGGGAGTATGACGTGTTACCCGTCCACACCGTATCAACGAAACGACGAACCGCGTCAGAATCCATGCTGTAGAACGACCGACCAAATCCCATCGCTTCAGCCGCCGTGTTCGCACCACGTAGAGACTGGCGCAGGATGTGGTTGTCTATGCGCTGAACCACGTCTCCTGTGGCTTGATAGAGGTGCAAGCGTGCGGACGCCTGTAAGCCTTCAAGCCTATTCAGCTGGTAGATACTCTTACGCACATCCACAATGGACTGCATGTCCGGGTGCTGACGGAGAAACTCGTCACAGTCGCGGATAAGGAGCTCGCGGTCTTTAGGGTCCATCATCTCCATAAGACGACGATACTCCAGGACGCCATTCTCGCCATAGCGCTGATAGTACTCCGCAATCTCGCGGTTCAAGCGGCGAAGCTCGCTCTCGTAGGCGTTATGAACGCGTACCGACAGAGCGCGTTCGTCTTTCTCCATCGCTGCGTCAGCGAGCGTTTGGCGACTGTGCCAATACGAGTCCATGTTGCTCCTTACTTATTGTTTTCGTTCGTACGGTCTGGGACCATCTGCGCGGCCTGCTCTGCGCGCTCGTCGGCCATGCGCTGCATCTCAGCCTGTGGCGAATCAACGCACGATAAAACAGACAGCTGCGTCTCCTCGGACGTAATGCCGGAGAGATTGCCCGCAATCTGAGACTCTTCGAGCAGGTTCGATGGCAGGTTTCGTGTGAAGGTGGCACGTACAGTGGTCCATGCCTTAGCATCTAGGCGTGTGTTTCCTGCATAGTTACACAGGAGCTTCCAGCGCCTAGAGAGTGAACGGCGGAACTTCCTCTGCTTGACTACAGCGATATCGCTCATAGCCTGCAGGCGGTACTTAATAGCAATGCCGGAGCTAGTGTCGAACTTCTCGCTTGAGAGGTCTGACACCATCGACAGAACGAAGATAAGACGCTCCACACGATCAATGAAGTTTTCCTGCGTGCCGTCTGCGTCAGGCTTAGACAAAAACTCAACGGTGACGTTTGCCGCGTCCCTCGAGTCCAGATTGATGATGCGCGAATCCCTCAGACTCTGAAGCGTCTGGTCGTCCAGGCGCGCGCCGAGAATCTTTAGGTATGCATCAGCGTAGTACTCGACATCGTTAGCCTTCTCGGAGATTGCTTTGTTGTACGCGTTAATGAGCGACATGACGCCCTCAAACAATCCCAGGCGCTCCTCATTGTCTACATACTCAACCACAGGCACATCGTCAAAGCCGTGAATGATAGGCTCACCGAAGATGACCTTCGAGCCGTCCATCACAAACGGCGTCTCGAACATGGAATCGTAGAGCGTGCCGCGGAGTGTGTCGCGCTCATTGTCGAAAAGGTTATCGTCCAACCAAAAGCGTACCGCGTAGATGATGTCATTCTCTACCGTATCATCGCGAACAACGAAGCAATTCATCGGTGTGACTGAACAAGAACGCGCGAAGGCTTCCTCGTCGCGCCACATAAGCTCGTAGCCTGCGCCGTAGATGTCGGCAAGCTTGGAAAGCTCAGCGTCTAGGTCATCGGAGTCATTGACTGCGCTCCACACGTCCAGATACTCCGCAAACGCTTCATCGTCAGCGGTGGTGCGAATAGGAACGCCCAAGAAGTAGCCGACCATGGAGTCCACGATCTGCTTGGCGAAGTTGGCCACAAGCCTATTGTCCGGCTTGTATTCCGCCTTTTCCTTTTGGTGCAAGATGTCGTGGTCGCCCTCGTATGCTTTGCGAAGGCTGGCCAAGCGGTTAACCTGCTTCGAGCGATAGTCCACCAAAAGCTTGCCAAGAAGCTCCGCGGTCATCTGTGTGTCCTTTGGTAGGCGGTAGCCGCCCCTTGGCTCAAACGTGGAAGCGTTTGCTCCCTTAACGTCAGCACTCACTAAATGCCTCCTCTAAATAGTCGAATGGTTGGCGCATTGTCGTGCAAGCGAATAGCGCATGAGAGAGAGTCAGGCGCGTCATCGTGCTCCGCTCCCTCGGTGAAGTCCATGACTTCGTTCCAATAATCGACGCTGGCTTCGCGGACGCTCTCAAGCCTGGACAGCTTGGACCAAGTGCCACGGCCATACGTCGCAATTTTGATGAACTTGTTGGCGGTCTCTGAATACGTGTGAACGGGCAACCCATACCCGTCGAGCTTGTCAGCCACGTAACCTTTATCCGCGTTCTTCTCCATGTACACCGTGCCAAGTCTCAGCTCGCGGTGTAGCTCTAAGATGCGCGCCATGCACTTATCGACGTGCGTCTCGCGATACAGCTCACCGTGGACGTATGCCTCGTCGCCCACCCACTTGATACACGTGATGGCCGTACCGTCTGAACCGCCATAGGCCGCGTCCACGTGCATGATGCCGTCGTAAAGAAGGCTCTCGTCTTTGAAGGTCTTACAGTCGCCCTCGAAGACCACGCCCTCCTCTGCCACGTGACGGAGCTCGTAGTTAGCCGCAAAGAGTGAGTGCGTCATCGACGCCTTCAGTTGTGTGGCCACGTCCACACTCACGAGCCCTGTGGTATCCCATGGCCACTTCTCAGCGGGCGGCATGATGGTGAACGCGTCGTCTTTATGCCACGGGGTCCCCGTGTTGATGATGCGTCCGCCGCGGTTCTTGACGTTCTGAAGTTCGCGATAAATCTGCTTTGTGCGCTCACGCTCGGCGCGACTCACGCGGTCACGCAGTGTGACGATGTCGTCTGTAAAGATGATGTCCCAGTGCTTACCGGTGAGAGAGCCACCAATGCCGATGCCCGTCAGTTGCGGTGAGCCGGAGACGTTACACGCCAGGCTCGTCGAGATTGCCGTGGAGCTTGCTGTGGTCAGCTTCAGTGGCTGGCCGTAGATGCTCTGTGCAATCTCCTGAGTAAGCGGATGCTCGACCATGCGACGGACTGCCGCGAGTACTTCCGCGACGTCATTCTCGCCTTTGCGTTGGAATCCCACCGTCAAGTCCGGACGGGTGAGCAATATCAACCACAGTGCCACCTCGACGCAGGTCGTCTTGTATGAGCCACGATGAGACTGAAGCGTCATGTCGCCGTGGCCAAACACCATCTCATGGATCCATCTGTCGTGAAGTCCTTCGCGCAGAAGGTCATAACCAAGCTCATGCGCCAGGCGCACCGGGTGCTTGGCCATAAGCGTCGCGAGTGCTCTATTGGTCTCCATCGCTCTCTACCTCGTCGAGCAAGCTCTTAAACGCGGCGCTGGCTTCCTTAGCGTTGGCGGATACTTCCATCTGCTGAACGGGCTTTTGTCCGGAAGAATCGCGAACGAACTCAGCCGCGCGCACATCTCCTTCGAGTGCCTGGGCGAGCATGGCAAGCGCCATGGCTTCGCTGGCGGTCACGTTCTTACCCGTGAGCCCTGCGATGGTGGACGCCTGGGACAGCTTGCCAGGCTTCATCGGCATGGCCAAGAGATCTAGAAGCGTCTCGCGAATCTCACGCCTGCGCTTCTGAACCGCGTTAGACTTCGCGGCGCCCTTCTTGCCTATCGCGCTCAGCTCTGCTTTGGTGCGCTGACTGTTAGGCGTTAAGTTCTTCGCCGCGTTCGGATTGTTTAGTCTTGCCATCTAACTCCCTAATAATTTCCAACTCACGCTCGGAGAGGTCGAACGCATACTCTTCCACTTGTGCCTCTGCTCGTGCCTCTGCTCGTGCCTCTGCTCGTGCCTCTGCTCGTGCCTCTGCTCGTGCCAGCCTGCGCGTCATATCGCTCGACAAAAGAAAGCCAGCACCATACATCGCTTTTCGCAGTGGCTTCTGGCTTTCAAGCTGTCGAATGAAATACGTATCCGTTTTAGGAATCTCTATCTCTTCGCCTTTGCTGGATAGCCTTCCCAAGCGTGTGGCCATAAGTACACACTTCGGATAATTGAGCTTCGGTTGCTGTTTGTTTTCTTGCTTACACGCTTCCTCGATTATGTCCTTCAGCTCCGGCGTGGTGATTGCCGCGTTAACCGTGTCGAGGTTTGTAACGAATGAGGTGCGCACCTTGGCACCATTAGCGTATTCAATATTTGCGAATGTACATACCGCGCAATCAATCATGTCGCGCATGAAGATGGTGAGCGATGGCGCAAATAGAAAATACTTGATGCCGCGCTCTGTGTACCATCGGCGAATGGATGCCAGGATAGAGAAAGGCGGATTATCTACAACAACGCAACCCTCTGGATATTCCTCGCTCTGGTAGTCTCCGCCTGGACGGAATGGTCTAACGATTAACGCGTCGCCTAGATCATACTTATCTCGCACCCACTCAAGTACGGCGTCATACACCGCGGGGGGGGTAAAGCAATCGTCGGTGGTCAGCTTTGGCTTGAACTTCTCGACGAATGCTTCATAGTCTTCGAGTTTTTCTTTGCTTGATGACGATACGCCCATTTGTATAAACCTCTCCACTTATGCATAAAAATGAATATTGAGCTAACAAAAAAGCGCCCTCATTTCTGAGAGCGCCCGAGTCGCTTTGTTAACTTTCGTACATTCCTACGGTATCAAGATAGCACGTTTTAATATGAATATAACTGCAAGATTATGCACGATTTATGAATATTCTTCTTGCTTTATACACAGCTTAGCAATACCCACCGCATTTGTAAACTCCAAAGAACGTTCGCGCAGCTTGAACGCTTGACGCATGGAAACGTGCGCCCTCTTGGCCGTCTCCGCCCACGTGTAACCTTCGACGAAGTACAGCTGCATCACGAGGGCCGCATCTTGGCCAAGGGCTTCACCGATTGTGTTGCATGCGGTGTAACCGTCAAGAATGACGCTCTCCAATTCGTCCAACAAACCCTCTAGAAACGCCTGTGCGGTCATTTCCGCTATGCTTACACGCGCCGTCGGGTCAGAAGTCGAATTCTTAGCTCCAGCACCGCTAGAAGCCTTTAGAGGCTCTCTAACGGCGTTCAGCCTGTTGCGAGCGCTTGTGATGTCTTTCGCGGCCTGCCTAACACTCTCCCACCATTCCAACCCAGTCATGCCACTACCTCGCCTTTTCCTACAATTCCTCGACCGAGAAATATATGCCCATGATGTCAGCGTAGCCTTTGTCGAGACTCTCGCTGCAGATAAAGCGGTCGTCTTCAATTATCCCACACCTGGTCAGACAGTCCTCGAACGTCTTCAGCATGTTCGACATGTCCGGCTTCTCCGTCATGGGGCTGCCATCGGGATGCTTCTCGCTCGCAGGAAAGCACCACTTCACCACGCAACGCAAAGGTCCGGTGAGCGGCTGGAAGTTTTCCGACACCTTCGTGACCGACTTCAGCCACACGCAAATCAGATCTTCGGCGGTCTTCAGTTCGTCCGACTTCCGGATGGCGGCGTGCATTCCTTTACCACCGCCCACGATGTACGCCACAAGGGCGTTATGCGTCACGCTCGGCGGTCTCATGGGCAAGAATGCCGACACCCGTCTCTTCGCGTCTTGTGCGGGCTCTCCGTGGCTTGTACGGCCGCCCGCTCTTCTTCTTGTGTCAACCACATCAATCAATCTCCTCAATGTGAATCGTGAATCGTGAATCTCAAAAAAAATGGAACCGCGCCAATTACGCGGGCGCGCGCGGAAGAATCTTTAGCTGTGTGACGCACCACGGGCGTAGCGAAACACATAGCGTAGGGCGATTGGCGCGCGCCCTTGGCGCCAATTGCCTAGCCTGTGGGCGTACACACACGAAGATGACGAAAAACCACCGTTGTGGTGAATATAGGGATATATACCTATATAAGCGGTATCCCGTTTTTCTTCACATCATTCATCTTCATCATCTAAAAATCCTTGTTCAGCTGCGGAAATGGCATCAAAATACACGGTTATTTTCTTTTTCCGTCCGCGCCAGCCAATTCCGTCGATTTTTGTCTTCCCAATCGGACACCAATCTTGCTTCGTCCAGTACTGAATATCGCGTGCGGAAGGCTTCACTTCGTACCCCTCCGGGTCTATGCGCGTGCCGATTCGTTCTAACAGATCCTCTTGGGTGACGTATCCGTTATCATCCGCGCAACCATCCGCCACCGCTTGATCGTAAGCGTCCTGCATGAGCTCCACCGCTTCCTTCTGGATGCGGTGGTTCTTCGCCAGCTTGCTCTCGCGTCCCTTGGCGAATGGGTCAGCGCCTTCCGTCTCAAACTTCGCGAGCATGCCCGTTGGGTCGTCGTAGAACCTCGGCCACTTGAAGATGACGTCACGCTCTGGCGGTGTCGGAAAGCTCCTCGTGGTCATGGATACGCGATAGGCTGGGCAATCGTTCAAGCGTGTACGCCTAAACTCCTCTGGAATCTCCAGCGGCGTGAAGTCGCACATTGAGTCCGCGTCACGTGCATAAACGCCGCTTCCGCTCATGCGGTCCATTGCCTTCTTCTGGCCGGCTGTACCTTTTGGATGGTGGTGCGCGTAGACTACAGCGCATCCGCACTCCTCAGTGATACGGTCGATGGCGTTTGTGAACTCTGCAACCATGCGCGAATCGTTATCGTCTCCGCCGTTAACCTTATAGACCGGGTCAACGATGACCATGGTGAAAAAACCCTTCTCGCCATGCGCCAAAACACGGCGAATCAAAATGGGCGTTAAGTCCTTCATAAGGCGAGCCTTACCGCGCAGATTCCATGCATAAAAATTGGTCTTTAAATCATCGAGTGCGCCAGGCTGTTTATCACCGTGACGGGCGTCCCAAACCGTGTGGAGACGCTGTCTAAACTCATTCGCTTCGATTTCTAGATTTACGTATAAAACGCGTCCTTTGATACATGGCATACCCAGCCACGTGCTACCCGTGCAGACCGCCTCGGCTAAGTCAATGAGCGCATAGGATTTGCCCATCTTGGAGTCGCCTGTCAGAATCATCTTCTGGCCCTGGCGCAAAAGTCCTGCGCCCTCGATACCAATAAGCGGAGCGTTCAACTCCACCGGCTCGTCCCAGTCTGAACAGTCGGCTTCGTCTGGCAAATCGTCTTCAGATTCGTCCGCCCATTTCTCCCATTCGTCCCAGTCCTTACAGCCAATGTTGAGCTTTAGAAGTCTCTGACGGTTTTTGCCGCGTGTGATGCCTGGCATACGTGAGAGACGGCTGGGATTCTTGTTGGCCATGTCCGGCGAGAATTTACGGCGTGCACAGAACTGATAGAGCTTCTCCACGCGCTTCCTGTACAAGTTTTCATCGGTGCCTGCGTCAATGTGGACGATAGCGTGAACGCTTTTGTTGCCACTTGATACTACGGCCACGCACGGGAGCTTCATCGCCTGGATCATGCCAAGCTGCTTCTCCACTTCAAGCGTGTCAGACTCAACAAGGGCATATCTAAACTCGGTGATGTTTTGGTTGGAGCGTCCCTTGCCGTCTACCGGATTAAAGCAGATCCATGCGCCCGCTTCTGGATTCCAATCGCCCAATACCTTGCCCAAGTCTCCGCCGCATTTGGCGAGCTCCTCTCGAAGCTCGCCTGCGTTTCTGTCCCAGTGGCCACGCTTGGGCATATACTTGCCGTCTTTTTCATAGACCTCATTGACGTAGCACACACGGTCGGAATCCTCAAACACCGCCGCCAGGTAGTCCGATAAGTCCTTAGCCTGGTCCCAGTCTCCGTCCATAACATCAACGTCAACCTCGTCCGCCCAGTCTGGTGTAATGCCGAAAGCGTCTCCCGGGTCAATGATTTCATCGTCCCATCCAATGGCGTAACTCTTCGTTCCTGGCGACCATCCACGAGCGCGCGCGAATGCGATAATGGTTCCGCTTTTAACGCGTGATGGTGAGCGACCGAAGCTTTTCCACTTACGCTCGCACTCGCCCTCGTGGTAGCGGTAGATGTCCATGCGACTCCATGTGTCCCAGTCCTGCCACGTAAAGCCAGACTCATGGAGCGCCATGCCACAGTCCACCCACTGTTGGTAATCAAGCTCGGAGGGGTCTATCCAACTAAGCGCTTCCAGGAGGTCTTTGTGGTCGTCTTTATTTCCCATAGTTGTTCACCACATCCACAAGTGCTCGATAGAAAGGCCTGATTTTTACGAATGCCATATCCAGTGACATATCAACGACCTCAATACCACACGCTTCGGCCACGCGGTTTTCAATCTGTGCGCCTTTGCTCTTCGTCCATCCAGGAAGAAGAATCATCACACCATACATCGGGTAATAGGGTTCGTCTTCGCCGTCTCTGACTCTAAGCGATAGAGCCTGTAGGCATGTGGCCATGGCGGCCTCGTATGGAGAGTCCGAAGGTATTTCTGTGGCTGGATTGAACACCATGCCGTCGCTTACCTTGCTCAGAACCTTCTCCACAAAGATGAAGGGGTATTTGTACCCCTTCACGCCTGTGATTGGTCCAGACAGGTACACGTTTCTACCTTTAAGAAAATAAAGGTCGCTCTCCGTGACGTCTTCTGCAGCAAGCTCCGCGAGCTTGTCAGTGTATTCATCGAGGTTCATTTCAATACATCTCCTAGTCCTAGACTTGCGGACAGATCTGCGAGCTCGTCGACTCTTGTCTTTGCTTCTTTGTTAGCGAGTGGGCCGTTGATGAAGTCTTCTGCATACTTCAGCGCATCCTCTGCGCTTTCCTTCTTGGCCACTGAGGCAATGGTGCAAAGTGCCGCGGTAAATCCTGCGTCGAAGCCTTCTTCGCGGCCGATGTTATAAAAGTCTTTAGATATCGTCTTCAGAAGCTCAGCATCGAACGCAGACATTCCGATTCCTTCAAGATCCATAATTAGTCCCTTCTTAGTGGCATGCTTGCTACCATCGCGACAATAATTGCGATAACTCCAATACCAGCAACAACCGCAACGTTTTGGGTATCACCAGTTGCAGGTAGAGCTGCTTTCTTTGCCTTCTTAGCCTTCTTCACTGGCTTTGCTGGCTCTGGCTGTGGCTCCGGGTCAGACTCTTCTGGCGTCGGTTGTGGTCCTGGATTAGGTTCTGGAGTCGGTGTTGGCTCTGGAGTAGGTGGAGTCTCTGGCTCTGTTGGCTGTGGTCGATTGTCACCGTTGCCGTTACCGCCGCTATCCTGGCTAACAAACTGATAACGTGAACCCTGCGTGGTTTCGCGGCTCTTTAGCTGGATAGAGTTCGAGGTCGTCTCTGTACCTTCAGTTTCGTAGTACATGAAGTACTGGTTGCCTTGGAAGTCCACGCTGCTCAAGTCCCAAGTGAAGCTGTTGCCGTTGATTGTTGGCTCGGGAACACTTACACGCACCCAGCTTGCAGGGTCAATGTTGCTGTATGCGTCCATATGAACGCGGTAGAGCCTAAACGAGCCAGGAATAATGCGTGTACCTTCTTGCGCTGTATCCTCGAGTACAACGTTCGTGAGGTTATCCGCTGCGTGGTTAAGCCTGACTGACCATTCGACCGTGCCGTGGTCGGTTTTGACACCCCACTTTGCGATAATCTCATGTTGGATAATGCCGTAGTGACGCGTTTCAAAGCTAGTCTCGACAACCTGTCCCGTGGCTTCATCGATAAGCCTTAGCGTGGTTGTTCCTGCCGCTGCGTCACCCTTAACGTGAGCCGCAAGCCATAGTGTACCCTGTACGTTGTCTTTACCCTCGACCCATGACGTGTAGGTGATTGTGACACGTCCTGGCGTTACTTGTGCGTTTGCCATGACGGCACCATCTGGCGCGTAAATGTCGAAGCTGGCTGCGTTAGTTGCTGGAAAGTCCAGGATGTCTGGGATACCCAACGAGAACGTGTCGCCCTCGTGTACCTCGCCTTGTGCCTGCCAAGAAGCCGTCAAGTAGATGTCTTGGTTCGTGAATGCAGAGGTTAAGTCCTGCTTGTTCTTGTCGGTAACTCTAAAGCTGGTAATCGTGGTCGGTACAGTCTGAGCTTGTGCGAGTACTGGCACAAAGACCAGCACCGCAAAGACAGCAACAGTCAGCCATTGAAGAATCATCTTCATGGTTAAACCTTTCTATTAGGTTGTTAAAAAAGAGGAATTATTTATTTGGATCATACGTCGCGGGGTCAATATCGCGCGGAACAATCCAGCGGTTCATGGCCAAGCGGCTCATCATGTGGCTGGCTTGCTCGAACGTCCAGAGCCCCGGATGCTGGAAACCTTTGCGCTCCAACATGCGCACCTGCTTAGGTGTGGCCAGATGTGCGTCGATGCGCTCGTGTGCTTTCTTCAGCACCAACTCCGCGTATCCCTGTGTCATGCCTGCCGGGTCAATGCCAAGCTTCTCCAGCTGCTTGGATTGTGCATCTGTGGCGGGGTTTTCTTCCCACGCAAATGAAGGCTCGAAGGTCTGCAGATCTAAGTCACAAATACTAACCGCGTACTGCAGAGGGTTCACGAATTGCGCCTTGCGTTTACGCATACGCTCCAGCTCTGCCGCCACTGCAAGCTCACGCTCCAGGGCAACATCTTGTTCGGCGATTGGTTCTGCGCCTAGGAGATCTATAGCGCCTTCCTCTTCTTGCGTCATCTCGGTTATACGCTTGGCCACTTCATCAGATGTGGCGAAGAGCGCCGCCGGGCGTACCAGATTGTGGCGGCCGGTCATCCATAAAAAGTCGAGCAGAAGAAGCTTCTCTTTACCTGTATCAGGCGAGAGACGAGTCCCGCGGCCAACCATCTGAACATATAAACTTCTGCTCTTGGTTGGACGAAGGCACACGATACAATCGACTGCGGGACAGTCCCAGCCTTCCGTGAGCAACATAGAATTGCAGAGTACTTGGTACTTTCCGTGGTTAAAATCCGAGAGAATCTCCTCGCGGTCTTCTGACTGTCCATCCACTTCGCAAGCCGTGAGCCCGCGCTCTATAAGCTTTTCCGTGAACTTCTTAGCCGTTCTAATAAGTGGCAAAAACACCACCGTGCGCCTGTCCTGGCAGCGTGTAACCATAGCGTCCGCGATGGCGTCCAGGTATGGCTCTAGCGCGTCTCCAAGCTGTCCCGCTTGGTAGTCTCCATGCGTTACTGACACGCTCGATAGGTCAACCTGTAGAGGTACCATCTCCGCTTCGATGGGACAAAGATACCCGTCATTGATGGCGTGCGCCATGTCGTACTCGTAAGCGATGGAGTCGTATACCTCGCCGAGGTCTTTGCGGTCTGCTCTGTCGGCGGTTGCGGTAACGCCTAGAACGTTAGCGCGCTCAAAATGGTCGAGGATGCGGGTGTAGCCTTCCGCCAGTGTGTGGTGAGCTTCGTCAACCACGATACAGTCGAAGGCATCTGGCCTAAACTGTGACAGCCGGCTCTCGCGCATGAGCGTCTGAACCGAACCAACCGTGACCGACGTCCAGGAGTTGAGACTTGTATTCTCCGCCTTCTCCAATGCACACTTCAGATTGGCGGTTTGCTCAATCTTCGTCGCGGCTTGCTCTAGAAGCTCACCGCGGTGCGCAAGAATAAGAGAGCGCCCGCCGCGTGATGCCACACGACGGACGACCTCGGCGAAGCATATGGTCTTACCCGTTCCGGTTGCTTGAACCAAAAGGGTTCGTCTCCGACCTTGCTCCCACTCTCTGAATACTGACTCAACAGCCTCGACCTGATATGGTCTCAGCTCCATAATTACAGCCCCTGATACTGACTAGGCTGTGGTGCTACCTGCCCAGGTTGTACAACGCTCTGGGCAGGAATAGTGGCCTGCTGTGGCTGTGGTGCGTATACTGGCTGCGCCTGTGGTTGTGGCTGAGCGTAGTACGCAGCTGGAGCAGCCTGTGGCATTGGAACTGGAGCAGGTGCGGTTGCAGGATCTGGAACGATGAAGTCGTCCACTTCGTTGTAATCCCTGCCATTGTATACGCGCGTCTTAATCTTGCACTTGCCACGCTTGCCGATGATATTATTCCAGTCAACATGGAACTTCTGGCCTTTACTGTCACCTGCTGGCATGTCACCGATGGACTTAGCAAATTTGGAAAGCTTGAAGGCCACCGCGCTGGACAAGAACAAGTTAGTAAATACGGTGGTCTCCTGTACGCCGTTCGTGCATCTGAGTGTCAGTTTGGCCATAGAACACGCGTCCATTTTCTCGCTTCCGTCGAAGTGGCCACGCTCGAATCCTGTGATGGTGAAGTCATAGATGCCAGGCGTGAGCAGAACAAACTCTGGCTCCCCTGGGTCGATAATCTCGTCGTCCCAGCCGATTGCATAACCTTTAGTACTAGCCATTTTTATCTCCTTTTTCTAGCTAATAAATACCGATTTAATTGAATGGAACAGGCGCGCTCTTTGCCGCTTCAATAGCACGCGCTGGCAAGATGTACTTGTTCATGACAGTGTCCCAGCCACTCACAAGATAATCCGCGAAGCCTTCTGGGTAATCCACAGGCGAGCACTCCGCAGGGAAGTTGCCCGTCTTGCCAACCGCGTCTCGAAGCTCCGCGTCTGTGACCTTGTTAGCCACCATCAGATCTACAAGCTTCTTCATACGCTCCGGGTAGTCTGGCGCGCTGTATTCGCTTGTGGTGGCTGTTGGTGTTGTCGTGGTCGGCTCAGCTTGTACAGGCGCAGCTGGAACGGTTGGCGTGGCTGGCGCGGTCTGTGGCGCTGCCGTGGTCACCGGAGCGGCTGGCGCGGCTGCAGCCTGCTCTGCCACCATGTCCGGGATAACCTCGCCCAGCTGCGCGGGCATCTCGCCCAGTTTCAGTTGCAGCTCGTCAGGTAGTCCGAAGCGGTTCTTTGCGTCCCATGTAGGCGCGTGTGTAGTACGAATAACACGCGCTCCGCCTGTGGCCTTAGCCTTGCCGGCCTTGTTCGTCTCGACGTAGGTCTTATAATCGCAGAACAAAACCATATCCGCCCACTCTTTAACCATGGGCGAGACTTGCTTTGTGAGCTTCAACTCGAAGCGATCATAGGCGCCTGACTCGTCAGGACGTTCAAACTTTCGCATGGTTGAGTGTCCCAGGACTACAACGTTGATGCCTGAAGCGGCGGTGTCTGTGAGGTAATCAAGCAAGCGGCCAAACTCCTCCTGGAGGATGGTATACCCTTTCCCGTAACCCCACTCTTCGATGCTCTTCTTGCCGTCGCGCGCCATGATGTACTCCGCGCACATGCGCTCGGCTGCGTCCATGGTGTCGATAACTACGGTAGAGCAGGGAACCTCGCGGTTCTTGATGGCCGTAAGTTCCGCGCGAAGCATCGACCAGCTTGAGGGTGATTCAAGTCGCACGACTGGCAGCTGGTTTGTTCCGCCCTCTAGATCAATGAAGATTGGATTTGGCCACATGGCGGCAAGCGTGGACTTACCAATGCCCTCGGGGCCATAAATCAGCGTTTTGATGGCGGTACGCTGTACGCCGCTGATGAGGTTAAACTGTGCCATTTTAGAGTCCCTTCCACTGTTGCGTTGTTGGCTGTGTGGTTGTGGTTGACTGAACCGCGTCGCCGTCCCAATCAAGCGCGTGGGACTTCTCCGGAGCTGGCTCTGCGAGGTCTTGGCCTTCAATGCGACCGTCCACAATCACAACCGTGCAAGAATCGTCTGTGGCCACTCGGGTGCCGATAATCTGTAGTCCCTCGCCTTTCGCCCACTCGCCGAACTTTGCGAGCTCGTCGGTGTCGAACTGCTCCAACTTATCGACCAACACGAAGCCGCACTCTGGCTTGGTAGCGCGAACGATTGCGGTAGCGACCACCAACTGCTCGGCTCCGCTCATGTCGCCCCATGTATGATCCTTGTAAGTGAGCGCGCCCTCGTCATCAATGGACAGCTCTGGCAGTGGTAGAGGTGCGCCGTCAAGAAGTCCGCGACGCTTTGCGCGCAGGTCTTCAAGCTTCTGTGTGAGACCGTCGTACTCTTGCTCTACGCGAAGCGCTTCCGCATCCGCTTCTGCTTTTGCTTGGTTGTCGCGCACCTGGTTGTTAATCGTCTCAATGTTTGCGATGGACGACTCAATCTCTTCGGTGCTTTCAAGAACCAGCTCGGCGGTTGTTTGTGCTAGAACCTTCGCCTTTTCTTCTGCTTCCTCGGCTTCCTTCGTGCGTCTGGCCAACTCGGCGCGTGCTTCTGTGAGTTGCTGTTCCAGGTCTGCTACGCGCATATTGGTAGCACTTACCGCCGTGCGTGCAAACTCCGCTTTCTTTGCGGTGTCTTCCGCGTCTTGCTTGGCCTTTAATTTCTCGCCGTTGCGCGCCAGGATTGCTTGCTGCTCCTGGATAAGCTCGGCGGCGCTTACAGGCTCGGCCGGTGCGTCGTCATGGTGTGGAAGCTTCTCAGCGTGTGCGCGCTTTGCCTTGGCGTCTCGACCGACCAGCTGGCGGTCTTGGAAGGTTGCGCGAATTGAACCGTCAATCTTTGCGAGCTCTGCGTCAATGCCTAGCGTCTGCAGAAGCGCGGTTGCTTTGTCGGCGTCTGAGCCATTCATGAAGCGCGGGATGTTCAGTGCCAACTGGCTGATGAAGTCGTTCAGTAGTTGCTGGCCGGCTTTCTTGCCTGTCGTGTCGGTGACATGGAGCGAGCCGTTCTTGCCCTTACGCTCGACCACGATGCCATTAGACAGCTCGACGCGCAGCCTTGCGGGTGTTGCTCCGCCTTTGCGATTTGGGTCGGCAGGCTTCATCTTGTCGCCACCCAGCGCCCATGCGATGGCATCAAGTACGCTCGTTTTGCCCTGGGCGTTCTTGCCGCCGATAACCGTGAGACCGTCCTGGGCTGGTTCCAGCTCGACGGCGTGAATACGCTTGACGTTTTCCAACTCAAGCGATGCGATTTTTACACTCATGTACTACCTACTCTCTGGTTCTGTCTGGTTAATCCAATGGATCATGACTGCCGCGGATAAAAGCGCGACTAAAAGCGCAGGCGCAAAGCCGAACTGCCACATCAGCCACAAGATAATGAGCGGCGTAACACCGCACAGGCTCATGGCCACAAATAGCTGCGGGATGAACCTCTTTGCCTTACCTGCTAAAATAGAGAGGTCAAACGCCCTGCTCGGTTTGTTTGACCCGCTCCTGCGACTCTGCAAAGTCGTGGGAGCACTTTTTATTGCCTTCAACTCTTAAACCTCCATCTCGCGCATCCATTTAAGAAGCTCAGCCTTCTTGATGCGACGACCGCGAACGTAGCCATGTGGCAGAAGGCTTTTAAGCTCTCCGCGCTTGATGGCTGTACGAATAACTACTCGCGAGAAGCCTGAAATAATCGAAGCTTCAGCCACTGAAACCGTTAACTTCTCAGGCGTCTCTGTTGTTATGGCCATGTAACCTCCTATTCCTTTTCGTTAACGATGACGTTGTTCACCTTGCACCGTAGCGCGTGGCAGATTTTTGAAAGAGTCACAAACTGTGGCCCCTTTGTAAATCCAGTCTCTATATCGGCGATGGTTTGATAAGAAACGCCAGTTTTTCTGGTAATGTCGCTAATGGACATTCCTCTGTAGTTACGAATTGCTTCGAGTCTCTTTCCGTCAATTCGTTCCATGTGTCTCCTCTCTGTTTGTTGATTTGTATAGGTCTACTAGATGGCGGGCGTCACCGGCTCCCCCGTCTCACGTCACATCTAGCTATTCAGCTTTCAAGGTTCAACAATCAAGTAGTGCGATGGTGCTTAGTGGTTGGCCACGACGTCTTCATCGACGACGTCGGAGACCGAGCATCCGATTGCCTTGCAGATAGCAAGCAAAGTGTCGATGCGTGGAAGATGACGATTAACCTCGGCGTTCAAAATTGCCTGCTCGGTTACACCGCTCTCAAAAGAGATCTGGCGCAGTGTCTTTCCGCTTGCTCTGCGAAGCTCGCGCAGCTTCTGTCCGTTCATGTTTTCACCTCCTCTATTTACCCGATTGGGTAACTGTATAAGTTTATATACCTGTTTGGGTAATAGTGCAAGAGAATATTGCAAAAAATTTTTATTGTGGGTAAATTATGTATATTGATATTACCAAGGAGGGTAATAATGACTATTGAAGAGTGTCTCCGTCAGTTCATGATTGATGACTACGGCAGTGTTAAAAGATTCGCCGAGTCCATTGGATTGCCGCCGACCACGGTATATAACGTTTTAACGCGCGGAATTAGTGGCTCTGGCTTTGAAATCGTCCAGAAGATATATAACACGCTCGGACTTCACTACACGGTCAGAGGATTTGAAACGGACTATGACTACGAGGATTTACGCGCCAAACGTGACGAATATCTAAATAAAAGAAATGGCGGATTTGTCGAGGTTCCTCTTCTTGGCCATATCGCTGCTGGCGTTCCAATAGAGATGGATGTAGTCGAGACCACTGTACTTTGTCCGGCTGAAATCCGCCGCCGTCATCCTAACGCGTTCTTCTTGACCGTCGATGGTGAGAGCATGAACAACGTCCTGCCAAACGGGTGCTATGCGTTAGTAGATCCGGAGAAGAAGTCTCCCGTTGTGGATGGCACGGCGTATGCGGTCTGCGTGAATGGCTACGATGCGACCATCAAGCGCATCAAGCAACTGGAGAATGGCGTGGAGCTTATCCCGGACTCTAAGGACCCCACCTTTCACGCTCAGGTCTACGATAAGACGGTGGAAGGCACGGAGTCCATCACGGTCATCGGCGAGGTAGTGTGGTATTCCATACCGTTCGACTTCAAGATTTAAGCAATAAAAAAAGCTCCCCGCGTCCGCCAAGACAAGACAGGGAGCAAGCCACCACCGAAGGAGGCAATAAATACATTATGCCACGAAAAGCGATGCGCAGTAATTGGGGCAGCGTAACTGAAATCGAGAAAAATAAGCGTTACCGGATTCGGTATTGGTCGGAAACGTCCAAGGGGTATCGCCGCGCATCTGAGACGGTACGCGGTACTAAGCGCCAAGCCTACGACAGACTGGCCGAGCTTCGGCTCAACCACTCAGAAGACGCACCAGCGCCCACGCTTGGCCAAGTATGGGATATGTGGGTTATTCCACGCCTTGAAGAACGCATCGCGGGTGGCGACCTCTCAGCGTCAACCATAGACGTATATAAGCGCACCTGGCGTCTTATGTTTATAAATCATAGACGCGACAAGAATCCCGTAAACACAGTCCGCTCCTTGGTCGTCCAGTCGTGGTTTGACGAAATGACCATCTCGCACGCGAGAAACGCGAAAGTTATTCTCAGGCTTATATATTCAGAATGTGAGCTCCGCGACATCTGCTCCGCGGATATTGCTAGACGCCCCTACCACATGCCGAAGAATGGCCAAAAACGTGAGAATGGTATCTGGACGCTTGACGAACTACATAAGCTTTATGGATCTATCCGTGGCACATACTTAGAGGCGTGGTTTATCGCCGCGGCTTTCGGTGGCGCGCGCGTTGGTGAAACGTTGGCCATTAGAAACGAAGAGGTCGAGCTGGTCGAGTTTGACGGTGTTCCCGTGGCCATCATTCCGATTACTAGGCAGATGACGCAAAAATACGGCGTCTCTAGCCGTCTAAAGACCGCGCAAAGCGTTCACGCGTCTGTTGTTCCAGGACCTCTCGGAGCGCGTCTCTATGAGCTTGTACAAGCGTCTGAAGATGAATGGATACTACAAGGACCAGACGAAGAACCAATGACCCAGAAGCGCCTGTTTTATCTATGGCAGTCGTTTGTGAAGCAAGTGGACGGCGTTCCTTGTCGACCAATGAGCCGCCTACGTAATTCCTGGCAAACGTTCATCCACTGGGAGTTGGGCGTTGAGCGTGAGAAAATCGAGCGCATGATGGGTCATAAAGGTATGAGCGTCACGGAGATTCACTACGATAAACCAGAAGCGGAAATGCTCGCGAAGACCATCGCTGTTGCATACAAAGCACATCCATATGCAGATAATTGGGACGAATTGGGACGAAAATAA